ATCGCTTGTTTTGTTTTTTGGAAATCCATTAGCAAACTGTCATATCGTTTTGTACGGAAACGGTGAACGTGGCCGCCCATCCCGCAAGTTTGTTTTCGAATCGGTCAACGAATGGTTCGCATGAAACCACATCTTCGATTTGATATTTTTGTGTGTATATGTCGCCCCTTTGCATTTTGTTCAGCACTCGGGTGATTACGGCCAAGGTTGTATTCAATACATCTTGTTCATTATCATTCCCAAGGAATTTATCGGAAACGGCATCATTTGAAATGTCCACAATATCCATCACAAGAACCGACATATTGAATTGAATTATGTTTGTCGCAACGTTTGATGAATTGATTGTCATGTGGGCCAACGGAAAAATTGTTTGTTTGTCAAGATCAACATCATTCAAAGAACCAAATGTCACCGTGTTGATGAATGGTTCCGCTTGAAGTGCGTCTTTTATTTTGTCCGTTGTAAGATATACTTGTTTCATTTTTTATTTATCAATTTTTTTTCAAGTTCGTTTTTTTCTTTTTCGAATGCCAAAAACATCAAACACTTGTGTACGTTTAATCCGGTAACTTCGTCGAACCGGGTAAGTACCCCCTGACTAATTCCGTAAAGGCTTGAATACCAACCCCACTTTGTTCCAAAATTTGACGTTGCTGATCCGTCATTTCCGCTTCCATTAAAAAGTTCGGAATATGATTCAATAATTCGATTCCTAAATGATAAAAAAAAACCTTGGCACCCATCACAACATTCATTGGCATTTGCTTCATTGCTTCGTGGTTGTCGCTGCCCTTGTATTCTTCAATCAAATATTTGTCCCCCTTTTGGAATTTTATGGGACGATACAAAACGGACATGGCCCGATCCATTGTATCCCAATCATGGAAGTATGTATCAAGGTCAATATATTCACCCAAGGTCATTTCATCCAATGAAGGAATAAAACCGTATTTGACGCCGTTTAAATTAACAACCGGGATCAAGTTATGTTGTGTGTCGAATATGCTGTTTAAATGGTTTGTGATGACGTTTATGTCGCTGAATTTGATTGTGGCCACATCCTTCAAATCGATGTCGCAAAAGATTTCAATCATTTTTTGAAGTGCGAACGAATTGGTCTTATCTTCGAAATCAAGATTCACAAAACGTTGGTATTGGGCCAATGTAACTTCGGATAAATTTTCCGGTACGTCGATTTTTACTTTCATACTTATATAATAAATTAATGACAATAATGTATAAAAAGAAAGGGGGCCATAAGCCCCCAATCAACCAAACAATAAATAAAAAAAAGAGAAAAGAAAAAAAACTAAGTCATACGTTCAAACTGATATCGGTAAATTTCTTCGATCTTGTCGATCAATTCATTCGAATTCTGTTTGTATTCTTTTGTTCCGAATTTAGCAATTTGACCGTTGATTTGCAAATTTAATTTTACTTTGTGTCCTCCGGAAACCATTCCAATGTTTGTCGGCTTCTGAACAACGAACACTTCATTGTCCCAACACTTCTGTAAAACCTTATGATATTCTAATTCAGCCATGATGCAATTGTGTTTAAAACGTCTGAATGCCAAAACCAGTAAATGGCCCGCAGACCAAAAACAAACAATGCCATGCTTGTCGCAAATAATAAACTTCCAAGAAATAATGTTCTAATGATAAACTTGCGATTTTCTTTGGCATTTAATTTCTTGATCAAAATGATGTCGTAGTTGTTATTTTCCATAATGTAAAAATGATTGTTTAATTGCATAAAAATGCGTGTAATCCTCGAAGTCCAAGTTTGATTCATGTTCGTATTCATCAACAAGTTCCCCGGTAAAAACGTCGTCATACAACGAAACGTCATATCCGTCGGTTTCATCGAATATTGCATATTCTTTTCCAACGTCCGTGATCACCACATATCGGGTGTCGTTAAATAAGTATTTTTGAATATTGTATTTGTACATGATAATAAAGGGGGCATGACGCCCCCGTTGTTTTGTTAGATACCTTGGTAAGTATAATTGTAATTTTCTTCTTGTGGTGTCCCGTCCCAAACATGATAAGACATATATTTCTTTTTTTTCACCTTGAATGTTTCGTGTTCGGTTTCGGTTTCTGAAGGAATCACAAGTCCGTCTTGTGGTGTGTTCTTGATCTTCACTTTGTCCATTGGTTTGAATGTGATGAAGAATTCAGTTTCTTTGATCACCTTGAAGAAACTTACATAAGTTTTGTCGTATCCCCAAGTCTTGTAATAAATATCATTTTTCATTTTATTGTGTTTTATTGTTTTTGATATATCAAAGATAATATAAATTTTTTAATTATCAACAAATTTTTAATAATTTTTTTTTAATACACAAAATATTTCCCTTTGTTCGGATTGTCCAGTTCCATCATTAACGAATAACGTGCGGCATCGATTGCGTGATCCCCCGCCAATGGATTTGGTTTCTGTATTTTATTCCCGGCCTTATCCGTGGCCCATACATATCCGTTCAATTCATTTATAAGATTCTTTGATCTTGATGTGACGGATATCTTGTTTTGATTGATTAAATTGATTCCATACAATATTGAATCGGCTCCTTTGGTAACTGGTGAAATGGTATGGCCGTATGATTGCAATTCTGCGATACTTTTTGGTTCAGCGGAATCGGCCCAAAGTTGATCATTGATTTCATTGTTTTTTAAGAATTGGGAAATGTTTGAATTCAACATTCCTTTTTGATACAATATTTCGTCAAAGATGTAACCGTCATTGTACTTGTATAAACCAATGATCGATGTACTGTCAATGGAATACCCCCAATCAAGCCCATAACAAAGAATTCTCGCATCTTCAGGCAAGTTTGGTACCTCAACCCAATCCGGGATCACAACGTCGCTTAAACGTCCGATATTACCGTCCAAATAAACTGAACACCAATTTCGCCAATATTCACTTGTGTTGGCCTTTTCCCTTGCAATCTTAAATTCGTTCAATATGGATTCGGGAACCGTGTCGTTGTCTTTGTATGTGACCGTAATAAAATCCACGTCATCACGTCCCACAAGTTCATGATCTGCCCAAAAGATTTGTGAAGGGTTATAATCCAACCAAATGGTTTCGGTTGTCCGAATGGCCAATTGATTAAATGATTCAAATGTGATACCCACATTGCACTCATTGATGAAAAGATGTGATCTTCTTGCCCCACGTAAACGATCCGTGTTTTCCGTACTGAAGAATTCAATGGTTGACCCGGTTGAAAATGTGTATTTAAGTGTTGTTTGATTCCAACGTGAATCACGCCACTTTCGTATTCCCTTCATTATAAGTTTGAAGTCACGCACACAACCCCGACGAAGCATTGGGAATGTGGATGCCACCACGGACATTTCACAAACCTTGTCAGGCTTCATACATTCGTTAATCATTGTTGTAAGAATACAAATGGTCTTACCGGCCGCAGACCCACCACGGATCAAACGAATCCTTTTATCAAGGCGATAAATTTTTCGGAATGCTTCGGTTTTCTTTATTTCCAAAATTGGAATGCTTAATCCATTTCAATGATGAATGGAACATCTTGGTCAATTGATATGTCCTTCGTTTCTTTTGGTTTACCGTATCGGTATTCGTAAAACATTTTGACATATCGGAAATCCTTATTTTTGATTCCTTCTTTTAATGCTTCAAATGCGGAATCGTCCAATGGGGACAATCGTTCGATAAGTTCTATTTCTTCCGCCTTGGGTTTACGTCCCGCGAATCCTTTTGTTGAATGTCCACCGTTATTTCTTCGACCGTCCATGAATTAATAAAAATTAATTATTTAATTATATAATAAAAAAAATCATTTGTTGTTAAATGCGTAAGCCATACCCATAACAAATCCGAATGCGATAAAACCAAAGTCAAGGATTAAATCAATCATTAAAATATCCTTAATTGATTTTTGTGTTGTTGGTATCGCTTGACGGCTTCGGTGAAATATTCTTGATCGATTTCATATCCGGTCAAATCAAATCCAAGATTGTGACAAGCGATTGCGATTGATCCACTCCCAAGATGTGTGTCAAGAATTTTGTCGCCTTCCTTTGCGTAATTCATAAGAATCCATTCGTAAAGTTTTACGGGTTTTTGTGTCGGATGAATTCTTTGTTCTTTGTTTTTCATGTCTTCTTGAAGCATTCCATTCCAAGTGTATCGAAATTGATCAACACGAAGACCGAATGAATGACTTGCAAGTTCACATTTTGAATAAGTGCTTTTGTCGTTTTTTTTATCCCAAACAATCCTTCCAACTGAAGGGATATGTTTTGCGTAATAATTGCAACCCCAAATGATTTGATTTTTAGAAACACGAAACAATTGATCAAAATATTCTTGTCCGGGAACGTCCCAATGTTTCGATTCGGAAAGATGCCTTTTTATTCCGGTTGTTGAAATTTCTGTTCCTTGATATGATTTTTTTCCGTATTCTTCAAAGTAAGGCGGATCGACAATGGCCAAATCAAATTGATTGTCCTCCATTTCCTTCATGGCTTCCATACAATCCTTATTGAATAGGTTTATATACATTTTAAATCTTTGGTTGTATATGTGCCGGAATATCTGTCGCCCGCTAACCAATGACCAAGTTGGTTGTCTTTTTTTACGTACACACATCTTGCACCACCACGATCCAAAAACTGGACGGGATGTAATTCATCACCCGTGGGTTTCTTAAACGGTACAATCACAATGTATGGATGTGGTTCCACTTCGTGGGCTTCAAAGATAAATACTTCTTGTTTCCTTCCGTAATTGTCAACCACTCCGACAAGGGCCGCGTATTCTTTTGCCTGAAGGAATGATATTTTCCTTCCAATAAACTTGTGGTTTTTACTGACGTATTTGATTTCGGCGATGACGACCCTTTCTTCGTCTGCGAATTTAAAATCAAGATCGCCAATATACAAATCACAACCACGGAAATGACTGGAAATAATGCCATCAAAAAATGCCTTCGAAGGTTTCTGTCCGCACGTTTCACACGCCGGGTCTTTAATAACTTCTTCGCTTGTTGACAATATATCCGGCTTCTTTAAGGTACTTGTCTTGACGTTTGATTCGTTCGCTAATTTCATCGATTTCTTTTAAAAGGTTTTTATTGGTTTCAAGTAATTCTTTGTTCTGTTCTTCTAAATTGAAAAGATGTTGCAACGCTTGTGTGTAATTGAACGACGCAATACCTTGTTGTTCTTTGTGTTTTATGAATTCAATTCGTGATCTTATGTTTTTATACTTTTCACTTATTCGTTTGTCGAATCGAATCCGATCTTCTACCGTCCTAATATTATGCAAAACGGTTGCATGGTCTTTTGTTGGTTTTAAAGATCGTCCAAGTTCGGCCAATGATTTGCTTGTGTACTGTCGGCACAAATAAAAATACAACATTCTTGTATCGACGTTTTCGACCGTTCTTGATTTCATTGCCTTTGTGTCGTTCAGGTTTACACCCATCGTTTCCGATACGACTTCTTTAATTGTTTTTATGTCCATTTTTTATGTTTTTTATTGTCATGTATTTTGCCTCGTTTATTGCCTTCAATATACCCGCACACTTTTCAAATTCTTCAAGTTCTTCGTACATTTTTAATGCGGCTTCGAGTTCTTGAATTGGTGCGCCGTCTTGAAGGTCACGCATGGCAAGATAATAATATTCAAGAATTTCATCGTGCTTCACCTTTGTACACGTATTGATCCAACATGAATTCGATTTCATCCAAGTCGCGGTTGTAAAAAATATCAAGGTACGCTTGCAATGCGGTTCTGAATTTATTTTTACCCCTTTCAATAACGTGATCCGGTACATCAATGATTCCGATGTCCCTTGTGTGTTTGTTTATGTATATAAATTTGAAATGTTTCATGTCCTTGAATAAGTTCATGTATATAAAACATTGCAGATCGTAGTGCATACTTCCAATTTTCCAATTGGCAAAATCTTCAGGTGAAACGATTCCAGTTTTTAAATCATATATTGTGTCGCCCTTGATCATGTCAGCCTTTCCCCGAACGGCCACTTCACCCATCATTCCAACCATGGGAACCTCGACTTCGGCATCCTTTCTTAATTCCCGGATTTCTTCATTGTTGTCAAGTTTACGACACAACCATTCAGCAATGTTTTTGAATTTTTCCTTATAAACGTTTTGTTCACCGTGTTGGGCCACAAGTTGTTTCCATTCATTTGAATTGCCCCTTGCGTCCGAATACACTTGTGAATAAAAAACATCCGGTTCCAACCAACACCAATGTGTAAGTTTTCCAAGCATTAATGCGTCGGTGACTTCACCCGCCTTTCTTAAATATTGCAATTGTCGGTTTGGGGAATCAAGTACATTCCTAAGTACGGATGACGATACGGCGTGACGACCAAGATGACCATAATAAAATTCATCATTTGCCGCCAAGGCGTTAATTTCACCCGGAAGGTATGTTTCCCCGTTTAGTAGCTTAATCATAAGGCAAGGTTTTCTTGTTCTACTTGTCGCCGTCTGTCAAGTTCTTGTTGACATCGGTTTGCATACGCATCAAGTACGGTTGATTGAATGGCCCGTTCAAGTTCTTGATCGGTCATTGATTGATAAAATAATTCTTCGTAAGTCATAATTGTGTGTTTTTGTAAATATAAACAATTTTTTAATATCCTAAGAATTTTGATCTTCTTCTTTTGGTTTTAAAAGTTTTATTTCTTCAATTAATATTGCAACAATTGATGTCAAGTTTTTGATGTCGCGTTGCATTTGAATAAGTTGTGATTCCTTCATTTTTTAAATGTTTCATACATTATTGAAACGCCAATCATAAGGATACCGATCCCCATCATTAACAATGAAGCAACAAAAAGTTTCATTTCCATCATTTTTGATATTTAATTTTTTCAATGTAAATGGCCGCATCAAGAAGTTCGTGTTGAATTTCATTGAGCCATCTGTAAAATCCATCCGGGTTGTCGTACAATGTTGTTCCGTATTCACGAATTCCGTCACGACTTCTTGCCCGCATTGTGTTAATCACCGATTCAACGATCGGGTCTTTTGGAATATGTTGATATCCATCTTCCATCATTTCATGCCATTTTTCAACCGAATCACTCATCATTCATTCTTTTAAACCATAAACGAAGAAGGTTGTATTCGACAATTCGCATGATCACGTAAAAAATTAAAAAGTTAACTACAATCATTTTTGAATTAATTTAACACCATATTTCTTTTTTAAATCTTCAATTTCTTTTTCAACGCGTCTTGCACGTTCAACCGCACGAAGTTTGTCGGATCGATGTTCGGAAATAATTTCATCAACCAATCGTGTGTTCATTTGCATTTCATTGACATAAAAACCAATGTGGGTCATTGCCTCGATTGCATTCTTTACATCAATGTTTTCTGGGTACTTGTTTTTCAGTCGGATCAATATTTGACCAACGATATTGAAATTTTCGTAATATTCGATTTCTTTAAGGTTTTGCATTTTTTTGTTCATTGTGTTTTTTATTTATAAGTATCGTAAACTTTTACAAGTCGATTGTACACTTCACTTTTAAAACTACAAGGTGTACATTCCGGACGTTTTAAATTGGGAAACACCCGTGTGTAAATATCGACAAATTTTTCTTGTTCTTGTGGTGTGAATTTATTTTGTTTTGTTTCAATGGCCGTCTTGACAATATTAAAATCTTCTTCATTGAAGCATTCGGGCTTCTCGTATCGAAATATTGCATTCAATTTCAATTTACGGCCTTCACATCCGCAGTCGGCTCCTAGTTTATCGAATACCTTATCCACAACCTTTTTGATTCCAGTTGCCTTGGTTATTTTTTCAACGGTATCCCCTAAGCCGGTTGAACCTTGTTCATGGTTCTTCTTGAATGTTTCGAATTCTTGGTTCGGTGATTTTGTCGAAGTCTTTGTTTTGGAAGTCGATCCAATCTTCTTGGAATTTTTCTTTGAGTTCATTTTTACAATTTTTTAATGTGTTAAATATACTGACAAAAGATATGTTTGTTTCGGATGCAATCTTACGAATTGACATATCGGTATCACGATAAAGTTCCGTAAGTTTACGATTATACCATGACCACGATTCCATTTCTTGATCAATAAGCTGACAAATCTTGTGATATGCTTCATTTTCTTCAACATTATCTTCGTCAACCAATTGAATGATTCTGTCGTCATCGTCAAGACTGATTTTTTGTATTTTCTTTTTTGAATTATAATATTGAAATGCAATTGTTTTAAGGGTGAAATACATATATCCTTCAGATACTTTGCCGTCATGAATAATCTTTTCCGGTGTCGTGTACTTGTGAAGGGCCAAATAAGCCTCATGAACGATATCTTCGGCGTAATCTTTAACACCGATTGATTGTACGATCTTAACCCATTTATCATGATCCTTGGCGATTATTTCAAGCCATCCGGCGGAATTATCCATATTATTGTGAATGAAATGAAAAAGAAACAAAATTGCAATGTATGTTCTCGGCCTTCTTCATAATCTGAATAAGAATACAATGCTCCGATCATTACCCCAATTATTGGCGCAATCATTACTTCTGCATTGTACATTTGGCCAATGACAAGAAATAAAAACAAAATAATAAGTGAAACAATGATCAAAATAATACTGTTTTTTGTGGTTTCTGTTCTTTCATTAAATTCATCCCGCCGAATTCATATCCGACATTGTTTGGTAACATCTTTAAACGGATGGGGTTTTCGTACGATGTCGGACGCCCGCCAGATTCGTAATCCTTTATTTTGAGAACGTGAAGTTCCATAATATTCCATTCGTCACTTGATTGCGTATAACGATGACAACAATACATGTTTTGACTACGGTTTCCCCATTTTGCACCGCCTTCGACTTGTGACATTGATAATGGCATCGGAAGTCCGGCCATTGGATGTGACGAAGGTTGTGTTCTTCTTAATGCTTCGGTCACCCCGTGCATTGTAATCATTAACGTGATTTTATTCTTTTCAGCAAACAAACGCATTTCACTTGCAATCATGTAATCCAATTCATGACCACCATAAGCCTTGAATTCTTCTTTTGGTTTTGCAAGGGAATTGTATGGATCAATAAGTGCCGCCGACATTGGTAAGGCATTATGTATTCCAAGGATTTGTTCAAGAACATCTTTGTACGTACATATTTCTTCAACCTTTAAGATTTTAAAATGTGTGTAAGCCCAATCAATTGATTGTTCAATTTCATCTTGTGTCGCCACGTCAATTGGTTTACACATTTTAAATTCAATGATTTTTCTTACAATTGAATGTGCTGAATTTTCAGATGACCACACGATAAATTTAAGATCGTGTTTGCTTGCATATAAGGTCATCAAATACAAAACAAACGTGGTTTTTCCAACATTTGCATGACCTATAAAAATATCCATTGAACCCCCCAATTTTAAACGAAAGTGTTCGTCAATTTCAGGAATGCCAATCTTCA